GTTAAACGTCGTGGTGCTGTACGTAAAGCTAAACTGTACTACCTGCGTGAGCGTACTGGTAAGTCTGCTCGTATTAAAGAGCGTCTGAACTAAGATTCGCAATAACGCGGCATCCAAAGCGTGTTAGAAAACAAGGGGTTAGCGTAATGCTAACCCCTTTTTTATTGCCAGTGTCCATGAATTGCCCATGATAAATATGGACAGTGACCACTGGGTATAAAAAAACACCCGCGGCTGCGGGTGCTTTTCAGAAACTCATATGGGTTTGCCCACCTCCGGTGGGGTGCGGTGGAGCTGCGCATTGCCGTTGCGGAATGGTAATGGATCGGACGAAAGACTCGTGGGTGACGAACGTGTGCCCGCACTCAATGTTCTGGCACTGGTTGTAGCGTTCCTTCGTTTTATCAGAAACCTGAAAGCTACTGCGGGTGTGGGCAGCATGTCCACACAACGGGCAATTCATCATAACAGGCTCTCCATCTTAAATTTTCAAGTTATGATAACTTCCAACGCGAATTTTTAAAACTATTCTGCTTCAAAGTCATCAATTTTTACTTCCAGCTCCAGCGCTGTTGTAAACCCGCTGGCGTTGATGGTGTTAGTCACTGTGGTAATAATCCAATCTGCGTCATCAATCTGCTGCTTGAATCCGCTCACTTTAACCGGCAGTTCCGGGAACAATTCTTCCCGGCCCATTGCCAGCTGAACTGAAAAGGAGGCAACACCGCGTTGTATCCTCTCCCAGTGAGATTTTGCCGCGCGCTCAGCGTTTGCTTTGTTCGCATAGGTCCGGCTCAGTACGAGGACGTTTTCATCAGTCCCCACCAGGTATTCCCCTTGCTTGGGATCCGGGGCTTTGGTTGGCTTAGGCGTTGTTTTTCTGCGGCGGCGTCGAACCCTGACCACTTCCTTTTTTTGGGGTTCTCGTAGATTCAACCAATTAGCGACCACGCCTGTATAAGCTCCGCGATCAGCCAGGCTGAACCGGTGCTGATCGCCGGTTGAGCGGGTGATTGTCATAACCGGCAGCGCTTTACCGCTTGCGGTTTTACCCTGGCCTTGCCTGATGAACAGCAACAAGCCATTTTTGACAGAGGCTATCCAGCGCGGCTTGCACTTCTTTATCCCGTCGCAGGTCATACAGGCAAATACTCGGGTCGCCAATCGTGTAAAAGCCGATTTTTTTCGGCGACGGGCAGCGGTCGAGGACGGCTTGCAATTCATCGATCCACGCCTGTTCTTTTTTGGTCAACTTAGCCATCTCACCTCTCCCCGTTGATGCGGAGG